TAGTGTTGGTGGTAATATCACAGCCAACGTATCTGGATTCTCAATTGGCTATAGAGATTTACCACAAGTCACTGCTGGTAATGTTACCCTAGCATTAACAGATGCTAGTAAACATTTTTATGCTAACACAGAGGCTCCAACAACGATTACTGTGCCAAGCAATGCCAATGTGGCATTTCCTTTAGGAACGACCATAGTAGTTATCAATAAAGGTTCAGGTAATATTTCCGTGGCTAAACAAGTAGAAGTTGGCATGTATCTAGCTGGTAATTCAACATCAGCCATTAGAACCTTAACATCATATGGTATGGCAACGTTGGTAAAAACAGAAACTAATGTTTGGTTCATTAACGGTACCGGACTAGTATAATGACTGGCATAACAGCAATGATGGCGGCTGGGGCATTTAATCTTGCGAGTGTGTCTAGTGTATTACCTTTATATTTACGCACAAGTGGTGCTACATCTATGGCCATTAGTCCGGATAAAACTAGAATAGCGTATTTTTTAAATGACATGTCGGTTTGGGTGTTTAATACCTCTGATTTTAGTTTAGTATATGCAAAAACAGCCACCTTGCAAATTGGAACCAGCGTTTATAGTACAGTTGGCGCATTTGATTCCAGCAATAATTTAGCTCTGGCTCAAGGTAGTTATACATCGCCAGCCGAGGGAGGATTCGCTAACAACACCATATCCTTTGTCCTATACAATAGTACAGGAACAAGGGTTGCATCCAGATACAGCAGGGCTACAGCAAACAATCTCATCCAAGGCATGACTAATGCCTTCTTTGCCAATGGCTTTTTTTATGTCTCTGGAAGAATTATAAATGCTGGCAGAATAATTAAAAGATCCGCAACTGATCTAGCATTCTCGGCTGATTTATTGCGAAATAGCTCTCAAGTTTATGCCTCAGTTAATACGTCAGAAAATAAAGCATATAGTATAGTTGGCGAATCCCAATCGTTCAATAATGTGGCAGTCACGGATCTATCTACAGGTACTAATACATATAGAAGGCATGTACCAGCCACACAGTATAGTGCTACCTATGCAAACGTTGGTGCGGTATCTAGTTCAAATTCCAACGGGTCAACTCAGTCCTGGATGGCATCAAATTATCTGGTGGAAGAAAGACTAGAAGGAGATTATACTATAACATCTTTCACGGAGCAGTTCATCATCACCGGTCTTACAAATCCAAAATCCTATACTTTTATATCAAATATTTCTGCTAGCAATACAGTAGTTAGTTGTTATGCCATATATCATAACAGTCTCACAGCTCTGAAACAAGCCAGTCAATATTCAGGGGCATGGAATGATTTTGACACTAGATTAATTAATAATAGTGTAGTTTCCGATTTAAGAGATAATCTTGTGGTCATTGCTGGTATGTCATATATGAGATTAGAAGAGCCATCTACATCATACTATTACACTGGTGCACATATAACAATATTTAATACGTTAACAAATCAAGTAGTAGCATCTGCTGTTTGTACAAGCCCTGTATCTTCTACAGACGTTGAGACGGTCTTAGATCTTGTTGGAGTCACCATAGGAGGTACACAAAGTTTTTCTCCAACGTTGGCAATAACCAATGAATATTTGTATATAGGAAAATACATTATGCAAAGGCCCCAATCTAGTTCAGCTCTAGCGACCACATTAAATTTTATTGGCGGTGCTGGGTTAACCTGGAGTGCTGCAACAACCACTGTTAGTTCTGTTGCAGTAACAACAACAACGCCTACATTATCGGCTGCAACCACTACCCAAACCGATGGTTCATATACCCCAACAATTACTACATACACACCAACCCCAACAATCAACAGACTTCCAACGAGTCAACTACAATATGATTATGTTGGTACGGGAATCGCTGTTTCAAATCAGACTACATATACATTTAATAATATTCCTTTAGGTGCTGAAGATCCAACACGTAGAATTTATCTAGTGACTATTGGAATTAATGCAGTGGGTGGTAGAACTATAAATAGTGTTACTTTTAATGGTGCTTCAACTACAACTTTAGCATCGGCAGGAAGTACTGCTCAACCGTTTAGGCATTCCGTTATTTCTGCTCCAACTGGGTCTACTGCAAATATTGTAATTACTTTTTCAGGTAGTACAACTGCTGGTGGAGTTGCACTTTATAGAGTTATTAATCAACGAACTGAATTGAGTTCAGTTTTTATTGACAATACAACAAATAGTGCAGTCACTAATACTGGTGCCAGTAGAACTATGAATACTGAAGCTGACGGGTTTGCACTTATATCACTTACTACTAATTCAGATATTTCAGCTAGTTTAGCAACAACCGGATGGAAAGTTGACGATGGTTACACACAGGTGTTTTTTGGGTCAAGCAATACCCTTACTGCTGCTGGAACTACAACTTTTGCATACACGCAGCCAAGTGCCTCATCTAGATTTTCTGTTACAACTTTAAGGGCATAGGGATAATCTGCTGTAAATATCAACCTGTATCACACAAAATATCCACTCTCGACTAAATACTACTAACAAACACATCAAACGCCCTAGGGGATATGGAACCGCAGGCTGTAAAAATAGTGTAAAAATTATTATTGCGGAGCTAACCCCATGTCAGTCTTAACCAGAATTAAGAATAATCAGATCACTGATTCTACCATCCTTGCTAATACCAAGATAGTACCAGGATCTATAGTAGGTAGTTTATTTAATACTAACCTAACAATGACCAGTGATGTTACTATTACTGGTAACTTAACTGTACAAGGTTCTAGTACATACCTAACAGTTGCATCTACCAACACCTACGTTAACGATCCATTAATTGTATTAAACAATGCGTTTGCAGGTACAAATACCTACGACATTGGTCTAGTTATTAATCGTGGTAGCTTGACTGACGTAGCTTGGATTTGGAATGAATCCAATGACAGATTTGAAGCTACTTTCACTTCAGAAAGTGGTACTACATACGGTACTATCAACAACAGTGGTTATGCCAGTGTTAAGGTTGGTAATATTGCAGTTAATACTCTATCAGACACACGTGTACTATTTGTTAATTCTGGCAACAACATAGTAGACAGTTCAGCATTTACCTATACAGCTAACATTTTAACTGTAAACAATTTTGAATTTAATGATAATAACAACACTATTACTCTTTCCGCAGGTGGCAGTGGCAATATTACCATTAACAGCCCAGGCGGCCTAGTAGACTTTTACGATGCTATTTTAGGTAATATTGCTGATCCAGTTAATAACGGTGATGCAGTTAGCCTAAGTTACTTAAATAGCCAAATTTCTAGTGGCGTAACTAATATTCAATCAGATGACACCGATGTAACTATTATAGATGATGGTATCGCAACCGGAGTTATCACAGCTAATATCGATGGTACACAAATACTTTCAGCTACAGCCAACAGCACAGCATTCTACGGCACTGGCAGTTCTGCAAAATTATATGTTGATAGTCTTAATTCAAACGTTGGTGTAAATTCTACTCTATACGTAGGTGATGACCTAACAGTAGCCAATGGTGGCATTGTACGTGTTTTAGATACTACTAACAGTACAAACGTAACCAGTGGTGCATTGCGTATAAGTGGTGGTGTTGGTGTAAGTGGTGACATTTATGCAAATAATATCACAGCAACCAACAGCCTATCAGCTAGTACAGTCACAGGTACCTTACAAACCAGTGCTCAACCTAACGTTACAAGCGTAGGTAATCTAACTAGCCTGAGTGCTTCAGGCACTATTCAAACTACTGGTGTAGTTTGGGGTAATACTGGTATTGGTGGTACACTATTAACAGCCGCACAACCTAATGTTACAAGCCTAGGTAATTTAACTACATTAAATGTAACTGGAGCAACCACTGTTGGTGGTAACCTAACAGTTGATGGTAACCTGATAGTCAATGGCAATGTAACATACATCAATGCCAATAACCTAAACATCAATGACAGCCTGATTTATCTAGCAGATGATAATCCAGCTGATAGTTTAGACATTGGTTTAGTCAGTGCATTTACAAATCCAGGATATCAACATACTGGTTTTGTGCGTGATGCCACTGATGGCGTTTGGAAACTATTTGCCAACGTAGTACAAGAACCAACAGAAACTATTAACTTTACTAATGCTACTTACAGTCATTTACAAATTGGTAATTTAATTGCTAATAATGTAGGCGGTACTTTAACCACTGTAGCACAACCTAATATCACTAGTTTAGGCACACTTTCAGCATTAACAGTAAGTGGTAACGCTACTGTTGGTGGTTTAAAAGGAAACTTAAAATTCTACTCCAGCGGTGATGCATTCTCGGGCGAAATTAGAACAACAGCAAGTACGCTAGACTTCTATAACGAAGATAGCACAAAGATGTTTGGATTTGAAGCTACTCAGAACTGGACAGAATTTACCAGACCACTTGCTGTAACTTCATCACAATATATTGCTGCAGTAAAAGTAGACGCTAACGCTATTGGGTCAGCACAAAATCTAGTATTATTATCAGGTAATACTGCAAATGTAGTTGTAGGTACAACTTCAAGCAGTCCAGAACTTATAGTTGACACTGGATTAGTTTATGCTAATGCTAACGTAAAAATTACTAAGACTTCAGCTACTACATCATACAACACAGGTGCTTTAGTAGTAAGTGGTGGTGTAGGCATTGACGGTAACGTCTTTACAAAATCTGGTCATCAGTTTGTAATTGGTGAAGAACTAATAACTTCAACAGTTAGAGGTAATCTAGTAGCCTATTCACCAGCGCACTTTTTAGTAGACCATAATGCTAACAGTCGTATGATTGTTCAGAACATCAACAGCGGTTCCAATGCAAGTATGGGTATAACATTTGTAGCTGACAACGGCAGTGAAGATGGATTCTTCTTTGATATAGGTTTAAATAACAGCACCAGAGACGATGGCATGCTTGGACCAAACGATGCATTCTTGCATGTGGGTGGTGGTAACCTAATGTTAGGTTCTCTAAGCCCAGAACAATATATTCATTTCCATATTGGTTCTATGTCTAATGTATCAAGTATGGTACAGGAATTAAGTCCAAATGGTGTAATGATTATGAAAGACACCATTTCTACAGACCACCATACAGGTGCATTGGTAGTAGAAGGTGGTGTTGGTATTGTTGCTAATTTAAATATTGGTGATGGTGCAGTAATTAACTCACACCAATCACGCCAACCATTTAGAGTATATGGTAATATTGCTACATCATTGATTTATGCAGACAGCATATATGACCATGTGGTTATTGGTGGTAGTAACGTAACAATTCAACCTGGTGCAACGCTAAAAGTTAATAGCACATCATCAATGATGATTCCAGTTGGTGGCACAGCAGATCGTCCAGGTAATAGCGGCAATGTTGACGTAGCAGGTATGTTACGTTACAATAGTTCAACTACTAACCTAGAATACTACACAGGTTCAGAATGGAAAATTGCAAGTAACGAATCTAACTTTACTTTAGTAACCAGCCAACAGTTCAATGGTAATGATTCTAACGTAAACTTTACTTTAGGTAATGCAACAACTACAAATAGCTGTGTGGTAGCAATCAACGGTATCATGCAGATACCAAGCACAGCATATACTATTGCAGGTAACTTGCTAACATTTACTGAAGCTCCTGCTACAGGTGACGTTATTGATGTTAGAATTATGACCATTACTACAACTGTGGGTGACCTAGAAAGTCCAAATGGTCTAAACACAGTATCACCAACTAACGATGATGGTGTTAGATTCTTCAGTGGTACAACTAGTGGCAACAAGACTCTAAGAGCTACATTTGGCCCAGCTGGTATGTACAATCTGTTAAATGGTACTAAGACCAGCTATGACCAAACAGTAACAAATATTGCATCATCAGCTGCTGCAGTAGTAATTGATCAATTCTCTACATCAAGCTATTCTACTGCCAAGTATATTATTCAAGCCAAGAACGGTGCTAATAAACTTGAAAGCATGGAAGCATTGGTAGTAGCGGAAGACGGTAATGCTAGTGTAGTAACATATGGTATTGTTAACAGTCATGGTGCATCTATGGGTACACTAAGTGCTAACGTAGTAAGTGGAAACTGTCGATTATATTACACAAGTACTAGTTTGTCCAATAGTAATGTTAAAGTAATGACAACCTATATTGTTTAAGGATATTCATGTTAAAACTAACTAAACGCTATAGAACAACCTATACAGGCGAAGATATTATTGTTGAAAGAACATTAGATAAAGGCAGCTGGAGTCAGGTAATTGAAACAGTGCCAAATGCAGTTATCAACAGTCAGATATCAAACCAAGCAGTGGTATTAGGCAACGGCACTAGTAGATTAGACATGGATCTAAGACCAATTAAAAATCACAGAGGCGGTCTTCTTGGATCAAAAGCTCTACAAACTTATGGCTGTAATGCTTTATATAGAGATTTTACTCCTGATTTTTTAGTTGCAAGTGGTAATGAAATAGTAAACGAAATAGCAATTACAAGTTATCCAACAGATAATATTGTATATACTAGTTCATTAAACATGCTAGCACATCCTAATAAATTTTATCTTGTTCCACATGATCCCTATGCTGATGCTGGAACAACTGCGGCCTATATTGCTTGTTTTGATGGCCATAAAAAGATTTTTCTACTAGGCTTTGACAGTCAAGAACCAGCAAATTACAACAACAACATTTATGCTGGTACTAATGCCTACGATAGTAAAACTACTCAAATAAATCCTAGCAAATGGCATGCTAATATGAAACAATTGATGCAGGTCTACAATGATGTGGATTTTATACTAGTACACAAGTACAAAGGTCAACCAATTCCAACTGCTTGGAACGGTATTACAAATCTTAGACAGTTAAATCACCGTGAATTTATTATAGAAGCAGATTTATAATATCTGCTCTAGAACTCGAATCTTAGCCATAATTTCATCAAAATTAACTGTACGCCAGACTCCAGGATGTAAAGGTCTTGGATAATCTTCTAGTGCTACCCAACAATATCCGCGATGTTCTTCGTTTAATACAGGAATAAATTCCTCTGCTACAGGAATAAGAAAAGTATGATAGGAAAAGTTGTTGTTTTCTGTGGTAAATTTTTCTATAGGTATTACTTTAACGCTGTCAAGATTAATAGATAATTCTTCTTGTATCTCTCTACAAAGACTATCCAACAGTAGTTCACCAGATTCAATCATGCCACCTGCTAGTCCCCAGGTACCAGCATACTTGCTAGAATTTCTTAGTAAAAAAAGATATCTATGTGTAGACACACTATAGATGAAAGCACCAACACCTTCTAAAGAACGAGAGTCCATTCTCCGTTTTTGTATTCGCCTTCCCAGCTTTTCACCCACTGATTGAGATTCCATTTATATTGAGTTCCAGTATTAAGATTACTTACATATTGTACATTAGTTGCATTTGCACTGTCAAATGCCACGGTCCAATGAGTGCCATTATATTCAATAATGTCATTGGCATGAGCTACTAAATCTGATCCGTCTGATCCTCTCCACGCCGCAGGTCCATCACCTGCAGGACTATCCCAACTACCAATATCATGTAAAATTAAATATCTTGTGCCATTGGTAGCAGATTGTGCAAGTGATACAGCAGTGTCTTTTTTAGGGTCAATAATAGCGCCTATAGGATCTAATGTATTTGATGGATACGTGTCAATATCAGCATTAAAAATTAATAGAGTATCATCAGTAGGATGATAACTTACAGTACCAACTGTTTCAGTATAGCCGTCACTGTTTAATAAACGAATCTGACTGATGCCGTTTTGTATTACGCCATAGACATTTATTAAAGCAGGCCAACTATCAGCAGTGCCAACTTTAGTGGGTGTTTCTAATGTAGGTTCTCTAGGGTCTTCAACATCTTGAACTTTTAATAAACGTAAACTGTTACCAATTAATAGTACACCATAATCCATAGGTGTAAAATATTGTTTATTGCCTAATAGGTTAGTGCCGTCATAAACAGCATTATCTAAATCACCGTTGCCGTCATGTATGCTGGCAATAATTTTTTGTATAACACCTAGTTGTTTAACTTTAGCTGGAGCCGAAATCCAAATTGGTAATTTGAAAGTTAATGTAGCTACGTCAATGGGGCTATCTGTACCAACAGGCACACTTCTTGATGTCCAGGTAGGAGAATCTAAAAATATACTGCTAAGACTAGTCCAATCAATATAGTTATCTGTACTTTGAATTTCCAATGCTGGATTAAACAATATAATTAATTGTTCTAAAAGTTGCAGTTTTTGCTCGGTGTTTGATGTCCATATATCAACTTTAAGTTCTAGTGTATAAGGCACAGGCATCAGTCTTTCTATGGTAAAAGCATTACCTTGCGTAGCTTCATATTCGCCGGTTTCTTCATTAAATGCACGTTGACGTATGTGCATCTTGCCAATAAAGTTAGGTTCTTGTACACGATCTCTATCGTAGGTTAATCCATTAATGTATACCGCCATAGCAGGCACAGACGGCATAGTATTTTCTGTGTTGCCTTGTAGTATGGCCATGACCTGTCTACTACTATCTCCGTAAAAAACAGGCACACGTTGATAAGTTACTGATCCTTGACGGTCTTTACCAAATTCAACTTGAAATCCACTGAGTATACGAATAAACTGTTGGATAAATCTTCGTATCTGTCCATCATAGAAAAAACTCTGCATGTTAATTATCCGCCGAAGGTCTTAATGCATCACTTAAACTTTGTCTTTCAGTGAGTGCTTGTTCATAAATTGTATATTCTAATACATCATTGTTGGATAATGTATTGCTGACAGTGAATGATAAATTGCCACTGGTATTAGCTTTGGTATTGTTTATAATAGTTTCATTAAGTTTGGTTTTTATTCGATATGACGCATCGTATACAGTTTTAGTAACCACAGTTTTTGTGCTTAATGTAAATGACGATGTGTGTGCATTTGCTATTGGAGTATAACTGCTGGAAATTCGAATAGCGTCCCAGGCTAGTGCACCAGTATATCTGACACCGCTGTTATTAACAAATGAACTACGTTGAGTAGTGTTAGTTGGTCCTGGGGTTAGATTAGTACGCACAGAGTCCTCAATTTTAACCCAACGACGTCCGTCATAGCGGAATAATCTATTAGGAATATAATCTAAACGTAAATAAAAATCACCAACTGTTGGAGTACCAGGGAAACTAATACCTGCTTGTACTGTGTGCCCATTAGGTAGTGCACCATCGCCAGTTAGGTAACCTTCTATTTTCTTAGGAGTGTTTGTTATACCGGTTGTAGTATCGCTACCACTTTCGCTGGCATCTTCTGACACAGTGCTGGCATCTAAACTTTCAGGACCTGCAGGATAACCAGTTTCAGTAACAGGCACAGTATATAATGAGCTAGTATCATATCCACTGGCAGGAACCTCTGCTTCAGCCTGCGCTACTATAGCATCATTGACGCTAATAAATTTATTATAGGTACTGAGAATTTCTCCAAGGGTATTGTCTTGCCCGTCAATGGTACCATCATTATTTGTATCGCCTGCAGCAATTTGATTGAGTATATCTTTATATTCTTGACTGTCTACTAACGGTTGTAGTTTAACACGCCACAAGTGCGGCCACCAAGTTGGGCTAAATCCTTCTGCTGATTTAGTTGCATCTTGAACTACGTAAAAACGTTTGAGTGCAACCGAAAGATCTTCATTTAATGGATAGTAATCTTTGAGATGAGGTAATTCAATTACGTCACCAATCATGAGTTTACGGCCCATATTCTCAACCATTTCATTAAGATGTACAGTTAAGAATAATGTATCACCGGTTAAAAATAAACCAAATTGTGTAAGGTCAAAATCGTTATCATTTAAACGATACATACCTCTTAGTACATAGATGTCTGGATCATATTTTCTATCTCGATTTTCTAAGAATAAAAGATCCTGTATATTAAATGGACTATCGCTAGCATAGCTAGGTTGGGTTAAATCTGTATAGAATTTTAATTGTGTGCCTGCTGCAACGGCAACGGTGGTCGATACATTTAAGTTAATTGTGGTAGATGTTTTTGTAGCTACAAATGCGCCGTCAGGTATGCCAGTGCCCACGACATACATGCCTAACTGCAAAGATGCAGTGTTAGAAAATACTAATTCTGTTCCAGCAGATGTCTGTGCAGAAGAAATAGATAGAGTAAAACTCTGATCTAGTGCACCAATATATTTGTGAACATGTATGTCTGTTCCACCAACTGTAAATTGTTCTCTGATATTGTTGTCAAAAAACTTATAATCGTTGGTATGATTTGGTCGCCAAAGGCTTAAACGAGGCATTACTGTATCCTATATTATCTTAGTATTTATCTGCATTGACAGACCTTTGGAAAGTATGTTACAATTAATCATGACTGAAATTACTACAAGTTTAGATTGGGACAAAGTTAGCATAGACTTAGAAAATGCAGCCAAACGTCTAAAACGCTATGGCCCAGAAATGCTAAAGATGAGCTCGAATATTGGAGTGATAGTAAAACAACTGTCAGAAGAAGAAATTAACTGTCGTAGACATGGCCGTCAAACACGCCAACACCAGGAATTATTAACCAAAATCAACGAGGAAATAGCTAATTTTGAACGTTATTTAACTTTTGGTGTGCTATTAAGTGGTTGACTTTTTACCAAAATCTTAGTATAATGTTAAATATGAATAAATTAATGCCATTTAGACACTGGGTTCAATTAAAGTGGTATGAACACAAAGACGAAATTTTTCATTGGGAACACAGAAATACAGATGAATTACCAGAAATATATTTTAAAAAATATAGATGGTATTTAAAAGCTCTTTATAAACACGAGATGAAACAACAAAATGTTTAAAAATATTAATTCTTTTTCTTTTATCTTATACACAGCAGTAATTATAGCAATTTTTTCATGGGTGTTGGTACTAGACAAAAAATCAAATAGCCCACCTAAGATTTTTGAAAATCGAAGATCACTTGAAGAAATTATGCAAAATACAGAATACAAGTACGATACTATTACTAGTAATTTTGATACTGAATTTAAATCTAGTATTCATCCTATAGAGGAAAAACATGGCAATTAAACTTGATGGCGTAAAAAAGAAAACCAAAGTCAAAAATATCAATTTCAGCGATGAAAAATATACAGGCACAGAACCCACGTGGGATTATGATCGTGCTTTAATTTTTTCAGATGATGAATTTGATCATCATCTACGCAAGAGTTTTCGATATTACAATTATTACTACAGTTCTAAAGACCTAAAGAAATATGTAGTAGCTTGGTTACGCCAACACGAAGGTGATTCAGGAGTGCATAAACTTGATAAACCCACTATTGACCTATATGCCCGTTCAGCTGACCATCTTACTCCATTCACAGTCTGCGCACTAATCAAATCACATGAACGCGGTATGCCACTACGTGATCGTCATGTAGAATATATCCTTGACGCTGTAAAGCGTGTGTTATTGCTCAAAGCAGACGAAGAAGTTGAAGAAAAACTACAAATAGATAAACCCGTCATAAAAATGCCTACTATTCAAGATCGCTTGAACGAAGTAGCTAAAAAACATATTCTTTATTTTGAAATTCTTGAAGATATGCTATTTGCTGGCGAAACAGTGGATCCTAAAGCCTACGAATACCTAGTTAAAAATTCTGTGCCGCAGGTTATTATCAGTAAAATTCAAGCAGTATTTGAACCACGCTATAATGAATTAAAAGAAGCACGTAAAGGCGAAGATGAACAGTTAAAAGAAGGCTACAGCTTCATGAAAGCCGCAGACTTTAAACGCTGTGAAGCGTTTTATGACAAGATATTTCAGGACT